TTTCTTTCTAAAAGTGTGCCAAAAAAGACTCCACTTCTGTCACCTCTAAAAATATATTTTTGATTTTCCATTTTCTTATTTTCCTTTCTTTTTATTTTTTAAAATTTTATGTACTGCTTTACTAATCTTGGCATTTTCTTCTACATCTTCATAGCTAATTATCATTGTTTTTATAGGGTTTACAATAAAGTGTTTTGCTCCACTAGGAATATCTTTGCAACTTCTTATTATTTCAATATAAGCATTTTCTTTTTTATTTCCATTTTCATCAAAAAGAGAATACAAACCTGATATATAATTTATGTTTTCTTTAGTTGAAATAACAATACTTATCCCAAACATTTTACTATCATCTTCAAATTGAAAGAATACAACATCTCCAACTTTTAATTCATTCCCTAAATCATCTTTTAATGGAGTTGCTTTACCAACTATTCCCAACTCTTTTTTTCCCTCAAAAGTATATTCAATTATTTTTTTCATATTTACTTTCCTTTCAATAAATTATTAAATATTGCCATCAATACATTGACAACAATGCTATTACCTGCTTGTTTGTAAAGTTGAAAATCACTATTCACTTTAGCAGCTTTTTCAAAATCTTTATCACTAAAACCCATTAATCTCCAACATTCTTTAGGTATCAATTTTCTATAGGAATTTCCAAATTTAACACATTTCGGACCAATAGAATCATGAGCACACAAAGTGTCACAATAATCTTTTTCTTGAATTCTTCTTTTATTTTGATCATAAGAACTTAATTTAATTCTATCAACTTGTTCAGCAGTAAGATAATATTTCTTATCAACTTCATAATCAAGCATATCTTTAAGTTTCAATTGAAGTTGAATAGGACTAGGAAAACAAAAAGAACTATATTCACCTAAAACAGAAACGCAAAACAATCTTTCCCGATTTTGCGGAATACCATAATCTTTTGAATTTAATACTTGATAAAAATTGTTGTATCCCAATTGTTCCATCGCTTCTAAATATGCATTGAAATTATGAATGTGCTTTTTAGATAATAGATTTTTAACATTTTCCCAAATAACATATTTAGGTTTTAGTTTTTCTATTATTCTAATATTTTCATACATTAAGGATGATCTTGTGCCACTTCCTTTGTCTCCACCTTT